GGAATTAGACGATGCGAAGTCTATTATGTCGCCTGAAGCATACGCCCAAGAAATGGAATGTAGCTTTCAAGCCGGTATCTCCGGTTCTTATTATGGGGCGATGATGGAAGTTCTTGATAAAAACGGTCATATTAAAAATTTTGAAATTGATGATTCGCAAGATGTAGAAACTTGGTGGGATTTGGGAATGAACGATAGTACCGTTATTACTTTCGTTCAAAGAACTAAAAATGAAATTAGGGTTATCGATAGCTACGAAAATTCCGGTGAGGGCTTGGAACATTATTTAAACATAATAGATAGTAAACCCTATACTTATTCCAAACATATTGCTCCCCATGATATTAGGGTGAGGGAATTAGGAACAAACAAAAGCCGTTGGGAATCCGCAAAAGAAATGGGTTTGGAGTTTGACATCGCTCCCAAATTAAGTGTAGAAGATGGAATTGAGCAAGTTCGCCAAATATTACCAAAATGCTGGTTTCATAAGCAAAACTGTAATAAACTGGTTGAGGCTTTAAAATCCTATTGTAAAAGATGGGATGATAAAAATAATTGTTTTAAAAATAGACCTTTACATAATTGGGCTTCACACTTTGCGGATAGTATGAGATATGGAGCGATTGTAGAACCTGTCCAAAGGTCTGATTGGAAAAAACCTATAAAAGTGAATACTGCATATATAGTTTAAAATGGCAAAAAAAATCATACAACATGAAGATCCTGAATTAAGAGCTGTTATAAGCAAACAGATTAATAATTCTTTAGGATATTTGGGCGGACCTCTTTCAGCACAACGAAGAAAATCATTAGAATATTATTTAGGCGATAAACTAGGAACGGAAATTGATGGCCGCTCCCAAGTCGTAAGTACCGATGTTTCCGACACCGTTGAAAGTATGCTACCGAACCTTTTGCGAATCTTCACTTCTTCCGACAAAGTGGTTCGTTGCGATCCGGTAACGGCTGAAGATGTGCCGATGGCTGATCAAGCAACGGCTTATTTAAACCATGTGTTCTATAAAGAAAACGATGGCTTTAAACTTCTTTATAATTTTTTCAAAGATGCTTTGATTGAAAAAAATGGATTTTTAAAAGTTTATTATGACGAAAGCGAAAGGGTTGAACATGAAACTTATAAAAATTTAACCGAAGAAGAGTATTATGCGTTGATGGACACCAATGATGATATTGAAAAGATTGAAGAAGAAGAAGTTGTTGATGAAAAAGTAAAAGGACAAAACGAACTTATTATTGAAAAGGCCGAAGAAACGATTGCTGATCCTGCTCAATTAGAAATTATCAAAGCTCAACTCCCTAAACCTATTTTACATAATTGTACCCTGAAAAGAACAATTAAAAAGGGTGGAATTAAAGTGGAGTCAGTAACGCCTGATGAATTTTTAATTAATAGAAATGCAAAGACTATTGATGACGCTGACTTTATAGCTCAAAGAGTTTATATGACTAGATCGGATATAGTTCTTATGGGCTTTGATGAAGCTGATGTAATGAAATTACCCACAGCTCAAACTTCTTTATTCGATACTGAAAATTTAGTTAGGCAAAGACAGATTAGTGCTTTTCCAATGGAAACGCCAACTGACAGTTCAACGGAAAAAGTTGAAATTTATGAATGTTATGTACGCTACGATTATGACAAAGACGGCATAGCGGAATTAAGAAAAGTTTTAACGGCTGGAGTTGATGGTTCTTTTATTTTAGAAAATATGCCATGCGATACCATGCCGTTTGTTTCGGTTACGCCAATTCCAATGCCGCACAGATTTTATGGTCGTTCTATTGCTGAATTAGTTGAGGATATTCAATTAATGAAATCTACTGTTCTACGTCAATTATTAGACAATATGTATTTGACGAATAACAATAGGGTAGCAATCATGGATGGAATGGTCAATATGGATGACCTTTTAACCACTAGACCTGGCGGAGTCGTTAGAACTAAACAACCACCAAACCAAGTGATGCAACCTTTACAAGCTCAACCAATTTCACAACAAGCATTTCCTTTATTAGAATATTTAGATTCGGTTAGGGAAAGTAGAACCGGAGTTTCAAAACAAATACAAGGATTAGACCCTGATACTTTAAACGCAAAAACGGCAACTGGCGTTAATGCTTTAATGACACAAACTCAAATGCGTTCCGAATTGGTGGCTAGAATTTTTGCCGAAACCGGAGTGAAAGATTTATTTAGAAAAATGTTTGAGTTGATGGTTAAATATCAAGACAAAGAAAAAGTGATTATGATTCATAACAAGTATGTTCCGGTTAAACCTACCGAATGGAGAAATCGTTTTAATGTTTCCATAGTGGTTGGATTAGGCACAGGCTCAAAAGAACAACAAATTGTTATGCTTAATAATATTTTGCAAAGACAGCTTGAGGCTTTCCAATTACAGGGAAGTAAAGAATTTCCAATGGTTACTCTAACCAATATGTATAATACATTATCCAAAATTGTTGAAAATGCCGGATTGAAGAATGTTGAAAGTTATTTTGTTAATCCTGAGATAGGCAAACAAATGATGGGACCTCCACAACCACCACCATTAACACCGATTGAAAAAATTGAATTTACTAGAATTGATGCGGAGAATAAACGTAAGATTGCTGATTTAGAACTTAAATACCAAGAACTGAATCAAGAACGCCAAGCTGACCTATTAGACTTTGAAGCAAAAATTAAAGATATGTCTTTAAAATATAATACTCAATTAGATACGACCAAAATAAAAGCCGATGCCGAATTAGACAGGGTGATTATTGCACATGGATCGAAAAACCTTGAACAAGCAGAAAAAAGTGCTAGTATGTTCACCAAGCGTTTTGAAAATATAAATGGACAGCAAAGACCAAGACAAGCGGCTCAAGGAGTTGAGCAGATCATCTCAAGCCAAACAGATATTACAGAATAAACTTTTTCAAGATTCGTTTAAGGAACTTAAAAAAATTTATTCAGAAGCTCTGCTGGATAGGACTGCGGTTAGAGAATCTGAGGCCAGAGAAAAATATTGGTTAGCCTATCAAGTTTTAAAAAAGGTAGAGCAACATTTTAAAGAAATTCTTGAAACTGGAAAGTTAGCAGAAAAACAAATTGATGACTTCCAGAAATCCAAAGAAAAGAAATTCTAATCATCAAGGTTAGAATAAGCCAACCCAAATCAGGGAGCTTAAACACAGGAGGACATTTATGTCTGACGTAAATCCATTACTGTCCACAAGGACAGTTGAAGGTGCTGCTGGTGCGGTTGAGTCATTGTTAGATCAGGGTAAGATTAACAAACCGACAACTAAAGAACCTCAAAAAGCAAAAGCAGACAAGGTTGATACAAAGAAAGAAGAAGTTAAATCTGAAAAGGAAACTTCTCCTAAAAAATCTGAAGATCAACCACAATCTGAAACTCAAACTGAGGAAAAAACTCAGGAAGTTGAAGATCAAGTACAAGCATCCGAAGCGGAAAACGCTGAAGAAACTCAAGTAACCGATCTACACCAAGTCACAGTGAATGGTGAAAAGATCGATGTTAACCTTGATGAACTAAAAGCAGGTTATCAAAAAGATGCCGACTATAGACGTAAGACAGAAGAATTGGCTATTGAAAAAAGACAATTAACTTCTGACAAAGATCGTCTTACAAAAGACTATTCAACCAAGTTAGAAAATTTGAATAATCTGACAGCGACTTTAAACGCTGAAGCAAGTAGCGAACTTAATTCAAAAGAATTAGACAAGCTATTTGATGAAGACCCAAATGAAGCTGCGAAAATTGAGAGAAAAATAAGGCGAAGAAAAGAAACAATCGCACAAGCTCAAAGAAAGCTAAGAACTCAACAACAAGAGCAGTTTCAAAGTGTTTTAAGGGAAGAACAAATGAAGGTGAGATTAAAACATCCTGATTTTGGTGATCCTGTTAAAGGAGCTACCTTACAAACTAATTTGCGAAACTACATGGTACAAAGAGGTTTCAACGACAAAGAAATCGCTGGTATTTATGATAGTCGTATATTTGATGTGGTTTTAGATGGCATGAGTCATCGCAACAATATGAATAGGCCGAAACCAAATTTGGCTAAAAAAATTGTTAAACCTACTCAAGTGGTCAAGCCAGGCGTTAAAGTTAATCAAGATGAAAAAATGAGTCAAATGAGGTTGGATAAAATTAATCGTCTTAAGAGAAGTGGCAATCCTAGAGATGCTGCTGATCTTTTGGCAAAATATATGTAACAACCAACAAGGAGAAAAACAAATGGCTGTATTAACATCATACAATACAACAGGTAAGAGGGAAGATTTGGCTGATATTATTTATAATATATCACCGTCAGATACCCCTTTTATGTCAGGCGTTGGTAAGAACAAAGCGACTAACACTACACACTCATGGCAAACAGATACTCTGACTGCTGTGGCTGCTAATGCGAAAGCTGAAGGAGCTACGATTTCATATCCTACGCTTACTTCGTCTACCAAAGTCAGCAACTATACTCAAATTTCTTCAAAAGCTTGTCAAGTGTCTGGAACAGATGACGCTTCGAATTTAGCTGGAAGAAATACAGAGTTAGCATACCAGGTGGCAAAATCTGCAAAAGAACTAAAAAGAGATATGGAAAATGCTCTTTTAGCTAATGTGGCGGCTGCTGCTGGAACTTCAGGTTCACCAACAAGATATTTAGGAGGATTACCAACTTGGTATTCAACTAACGTCTCTGCTGGAACTGGCGGTTCTGGATCTGGTGGGGGAGCTATTAGAACAGATGGAACTCAAAGAGCGTTCACAGAAACTTTACTGAGATCAACTTTGAAGACTACTTGGGACACTGGGGGAAACCCTAATGTAATCATGCTTAATGGTTTCAATAAACAAAAACTATCTTTCTTCACAGGTGGTGCAACTAGATTCGACAAAGCAGAAGATAAAAGACTTATGACTTCTATCGATGTTTACGAATCAGATTTCGGTACGATGCAAGTCACACCGAATCGTTGGATTAGAAAAGCTAACGCAAGTGCTGCTAAAAGAGGACAAGATGTTTTACTCCTAGAAATGGATTTCTGGGCAGTATCGTTTTTGAGGGATTTCAAATTACAAAAACCTGGACAAACTGCGGATGCAGATCAAAGGTTCTTAGTAGTTGAATACACTCTTGAAGCAAAGAATGAAGGATCAAGCGGATTAATTACAGACGTAACTACTTCGTAATACCTAACAGTGTGAGGGGGGTAATCTAAAAAATCTGCTCCCCTTGCATTTATATTAACATTGAAGTCCTGAGATTAGATTAAGGGCGGAACAATGAGGAAAAAAAAATGAGAACATTAAACGATTATTTCTTAACTGGTGAAATCGATGATGTATCAACTGCGTTCACTTCAAGAATCGCTGTGCCTGATGGTGGTAGAGTAATTAAAATTATCACAGTATTAGGTGGAACGATTTCAGGAGCAAATGCTGGGATTACTGCGAAAGTAGGAGCAACAGCTATGACCGATGGAACAATCACAGTTGCGTATTCTGGCTCTGCGGCTGGAGATGTAGATACTTGTGAACCAACAGGTGCAAATACTGTAGAGCAAGATGGCTATATTGGTATTGCGACTGATGGAGCTTCCACTGGAACACACAGTTTACACTATACAATCATCATAAGAAGATAGTATAACAAGACTTGGGGGTGGCTCTGACCTAGCGGTTTTTCCACCCTCACAAATTAAATAGGAGAAAAAAAACAATGTACAATTATGGTTTTCAACAAACCAGTACGGCAAATGTAGCGACATCAACTTCGTCTGCACAATCTGCCGCTTTGGGAACTGCTGAAAGTGGAGTTTTCTGGGTAAGACTTTGTGCTGATACAGATACTTATTATGCGGTAGGGAGTAACCCAACGGCAACTACTAGCAGCACTTTTTTACCTGCTGATACAATAGAAATAATAAAAGTTGATGTAGGCGATAAAGTTGCAGGAATTATTGCTACTGGAACTGGTATATTAGGTGTTACTGTCTTAACGTCATAATGGCTAAACCCAGATCGTATGGGTATGTTCATGTTAAGCAAACTAGAATAAAAAGACCAGGTCGTCATGCGAAGTCGTATTCTAAACGCATACCGAAGAGAAAAAAAACTAGAGGTCAAGGTTAAATGAAAAAAGAAACACAAGTTGAAGGTTTAATGAAAACAACTTTTATCAATGAAGAGCTTGATGAAAAAATTGGAATTAAACAAGAACTGAATGTTGATTCTCATTTAAAAACGAATAAAGAACTCTATAATCAAAACGATGGTTATTCTCCCAGTAAAGGATTTAAAAGAGTAGCTTCTATTCCTACATTGGCTTTGGAAATCTGGGCAAAAGAATATAATGGAACCAATAATTTTCTTAGTTTACCTAAAGAAATACAAAACAAAATTTTAAAAGAAAAACTAAACAGCAACGAATATAGATATTTTAGAACCGCACCAGGAAGATTATAATGGCATTATCAACTTATACCGAAGTAAAAGCAGCAGTCGCAAATTGGCTGAACCGTTCTGATTTAACGACAGAGATTGGTGATGATTTTATTAAACTGGTAGAAGCGGAATATAATTCTAAATTAAGAATTAAAGCCATGCTCACTTCCGATGCAGCTTTTTCTATTGATGATGAAACGGTAGCTGTACCCACAGGATTTTTACAAGTCAGAGATTTTTATATTGTTCAAGGTGCAGTAAAATATTCTCTAACTTATATGGCTCCAACTCAAATGGACCAAATCAAAGGAGGTTCTACGACTGGGCGACCTAATGTTTATACCCTGTTAGGAACCAATTTTAGATTTGCTCCAACGCCTGACACAACTTACACATCAACCTTAAATTATTACAAAGCGATTACTCCCTTATCAGGAAGTACCGCAACCAACTGGATTTTAGAAAATCATCCTGGAATTTATTTATACGGCAGCCTTTATCATGCCGCTAATTTTTTAGGAGGAATTGATCCTACTAAATTACAGAATTGGTTACAACTTTATCAAACAGGATTAGAACGAATTGAAAGAAATGACAGAGAAGATCAATGGAGTGGATCTCCATTACAAACTAGATCAGATGTAACGGTGGCTGGTGCTTTTGCCGATCAAGGTAAAGTAATAGTCAGTAACAACGAATAGGAAATAGATGCAACTACCTTTTGGAGAATGGTTACCGGATCAACCTAAGTTTATGAATCCAGGTGCGAATGTAGCAAAGAATGTTTATTTTGCTGCTAGAAGTTATAAACCTTTTCCTTCCTTAACTACTTATAGTTCTAATAATATTGGAGCTTTATCTAAAGCAGCAGGTTCATTTCGATCCACTGATAATACTAGCTATAATTTTGCTGCAACTAAAACAGACATTTATCAATTATCTTCAGGAACTTTTACTTCAAGAAAATCAAGTTTAACCGGAGGTGATACCGATTATTTTACCTTTACTCAATTTGGAGATTATCTCATTGTTAGTAATGGAGTGGACACACCCCAATATTATTTAATGGGAACTTCAACAAACTTTGCTAATCTTTCAGCGATTGCAACGGATGGTACTCCTCCTTTATTCAGAACATCAGGAGTGATAAGAGATTTTTTAATAACAGGAAATATTAGTGGAGCAACTAATAGAGTTCAATGGGCAGGAATTAATGATATTACCACTTGGACAGCAGGATCAAAACAAGCCGACTACCAAGACTTACCAGGATCAGGCGGACAGATTGTAGCGATTACGTCTGGGGAGTATGGTTATATTTTTAGACAAAATGAAATTGTTCGTATGGATTATGTGGGTGGCTCAACCGTATTTAGATTTTCTGTGGTTTCACCAAACAGAGGTGCAGTTTATGGAAAAACAGTTTGTCAAGATAATAGAAGGGTTTTCTTTTATGCTGATGATGGTTTCTTTGAAGTACAAGGAGATAACATAAAACCGATTGGAGCTGAAAAAGTTAATCGTTTTTTTGATATAGATTTAGATAAAGCCTTTTCAGATCGAATCGTAGCTGCGGTTGATCCTTTTAATACTTTAGCCATTTGGTTATACCCAAGTGCGGACAATCAAGCGAATACCACAGGAATTTGTGATAAATTATTAATTTATAATTATGTTACTGAAAAATGGTCTTTTGCTAAAGCAACGGCTAGTACCATCTTTTCTCAATTCGTTGGAGCTTATACGGTAGAAACAATGGATTTAATATCCTCTAACTTGGATAATATTAATATTGCTTTAGATACGGCTTTTTGGTTAGGAGGACAAAGATATTTAGGAGCTATCGATGGAGATTATAAGGCGGCTATTTTTTCTGGTAACAGTAATGATGTGGAAATTGAAACAAAAGAAATTGAGTTGTTTCCTGGATTAAGATCAGATATAACGGAAGTCAGACCCATTGTAGATGCAACGGCAACCGTTGCAATTACAACAAGGGAACGATTAGCAAACGATGCTACTACATCTTCTTATAGTTCAATGGTAACCAGCGGTTCAGTACCAGTAAGATCATCAGGAAGATATGTTAGGGCGAATGTTAAAATTGCTGCAGGATCAACTTGGACTCATGCACAAGGTGTTGATTTTATTGCATCAAGAGCAGGACAACGATAATGGCTACAGATATTAATATAGACAATATTCGTTATAGTATGGAACACCAAGAGTTCTTTCAAAGACAAGTAGAAGAAGCGGTGAATGTTTTAATAAATAAAAATAATGACGAAAATGCTAAAGCGTTTTCATGGTTTATAGATTAAATAAATGACAACAAATATAAAAGATTACTCAACAACCCAAGCCGATAATACATCACTTAATACCATTAATGTAGCAGAAGGAATGTTACCTAGTAATTTGAATAATGCAATTAGAGCATTAATGAAAAATACTAGAGATTGGTTTAATGATTCGCAATGGGTTCAATACGGAGATGGTGATGCAAGTGTAACGTATGCGTATGCTTCGGCAACTTCATTTACCATAGCAGGAATTGATGTAACTTCTGTCTATCATGCTGGAAGAAGAATTAAACTTACAGCACCCACTCCTAGTACAATTTATGGAACGATTTCTAGTTCATCCTTTTCAACAAACACAACAGTTAATGTAACTTGGGATAGTGGTTCATTATCTAGTGAAGCAATTACTTATGTTTATTTAGGAGCTTTATCAAAAACCAATACTTCTTTACCGACTGGAATTTCAGCAGCTAATATTGCAGACGGCACAGTTTCAGATACAGAATTTCAACGATTAGATGGAGTAACAAGTGATATTCAAACACAAATAGATGCTAAAGGCGATACCATTACAGGAGCAGCCACTACTATTGTTTCTTCTGATTTAACTGCCGACAAAGCTGTTTTATCAAATGGCTCAGGAAAAATTGGAGTATCAGCAACTACATCAACAGAATTAGGTTATGTATCAGGAGTAACATCTGCGATTCAAACTCAACTAGGAACAAAATTAGTAGCGGCAAGTGATTTATCTGATGTGGCTTCGGCTTCAACATCAAGAACTAATTTAGGTTTAGCTATCGGAACTAATGTCCAAGCGTATGATGCAGGACTTGCAGATATTGCAGGACTTTCAACAACCGATAGTAATTTTATTGTAGGCTCAGGTTCAAACTGGGTAGCGGAAACAGGTGCTACAGCTAGAACTTCTTTAGGATTAGCTTCAATGGCAATCCAAGCGGCAAGTGGAGTAGCAATTTCTGGAGGTACGATTACAGGATTAGGTTCTCCAAGTGCAGGTTCTGATGCTGCAACTAAAACATATGTCGATAATTTAGTTACAGGATTAAAAACAAGAATTATTTGTCGTTCAGCAACAACGGCTAACATTTCATTAGCAACCGATCTTGAAAATGGAGATACATTAGACGGAGTTACTTTAGCAACAGACGACAAAGTATTAGTTAAAAATCAAACGACTACTTCTCAAAATGGAATTTATGTAGTAGTAGCTTCAGGGACAGCTTCAAGAGATCCAGATTTTGACACCGTAGCTGAATTAGCTGGACAATTAACAATTATAAAAGAAGGTACAACAAATGCTGATACGATGTGGCTTTGTACGACAGATAGTGGTACAATCGGTGTAGCGTCTATTACCTTTACTCAAATTTTTCCAAGTGCAGGAGGTACGGTAACTTCGGTTGCAGTGGCTGATGCAGGAGCAAGTGAATTTACAATAACTGGTTCGCCAATTACCAGCTCAGGAACAATTAATTTGGCAATAGATAGTATTGGAGCAGCAAAAATTGCAAACGGAACCGTTAGTGATACTGAATTTCAGTACATTAATAGTTTAAGCTCTAATGCTCAAGATCAATTAGATACTAAAGCATCTGCTGGATTCAGTATTGCAATGAGTGTAGCACTTTAATAGGAGGATAACATGGCTCAAAACTTCAGAAATCAAATAACAAGAAACACAGGAACATCTCCAGTGGACATTCTTGCTGTTGCTGATAGTTACGATGCTGTAATTGGAATCAGATGTGCTAATGTAGCAGTTACTACAATTAATGTAGATGTTTATATTATCCGTTCTGCAACCAATTATTATTTGATTAAAACAGTTCCTATTCCAGCAGGAGGTTCGTTAGAACTGATTGATGGAGGAAGTAAAATTGTTTTAGCTTCAGGTGATAAGATTACAGCCGTTAGCGATACAGCATCATCATTAGATACTGCCGTTTCAGTTATAGATACAATTAGTACATAGGAGATTAAAAAATAAACAATGGCTTACATTGGGCGACAACCACCAGCAACCGCTTTAACATCTGCTGATTTTGCAGCAGGTGCAGTGGATGCTACGGCTTTAGCAACCGATGCGGTAACAACGGTTAAAATTTTAAATTCAGCAGCGACTAATGCTAAACTGGCGAATAGTGCTATTTCGATTAATGGAAGTTCGGTTTCTTTAGGGGGATCGATTACAGGAATTGGAGTTGAAACTTATCCAACCTTTACTTCGGTTACGCCTGATACCGTAACTAATGATTTAACTTCAGTGGTTATTGTGGGAACTAATTTTGGTGGAAGTGGAATACCAACGGTAGAGTTTCAAAGTTCTACAGGAGTGATTACTGCCGCTAGTAGTGTTACTAGAGATTCAACAACACAATTAACGGTTGGATGTACTTTACCTACTGATGGAACTTATTATATTAGAATAGAATTAAATTCAGGATTGGCAGTTAGAACTACTAATACTGAACTTACAGTTAGTGATGCTCCAGTTTGGACTACAGGTGCAGGTTCTTTAGGAACAATCGCAGGAGATTTTTCAGGAACCGTAGCAACGGTAGCGGCAACAGGATACTAGGGCG